TTGTATGGGTAAATCTTTTTGCCGACTGGAATAGAAATGGTGAGTATGAATACGTTACATCCTTTAGTATAGAAGAAATAATATTGGAGGAGGAATGAAGGCTAACCAAATGTTAGTCTTAACGAATATGTTAGCGAAAATAATCTCAGAATTGGATGATGTGAAAGCAATGATAAAGGATAGCACATATGAAGATTTTGTAGGTGAGGAGGAATGATAGGGTGGTTAGACATTCTGACCATGCTAGCTGTAGTGATGGCTATACTAGGAGTTGGACTTGTTATCATAATACTTGTGGAATATGCGCGCCGTATAATTCCCAAGAAACCAAGTATCAGCCTAGAAATGATAAAACCAAAGAAGGAGAAACCAAAGATGAGTAAGGAGAAAGGAGAGTCAATTACATTTAATGACATCTTTATGTTCTTTATTGCTGTACCTTTAGTTTTACTCTGGGTTGGTTTCGCAGGGTTCGTTATACACAGCGGACTCAACGATTCCTCAGTTCTTGAACAAATAGAAGGATATACAACTTTGATAGCTATTTTAGGAGGCCCAGCCCTTCTAATTATCAAAGATGCTTTAGATGTATGGAAACAAGAACAAGCTGAGAAGACTGCGTTCTATAAGATAAAAGCTCAAGCTGTTATCGATTATAACGACCAAGCTCAGAAACAAGCTCAGATGATAGAAGCAAAGGCACAAGAGCAAGAGCATAAGATGGAGAGTAAAAAATGAATGACTTTGAAATAAGAGACTTGTACGAACAAGTTCAAAAGATGGAAGTGCGTTTGAATGCACTGGAAAAAAAACATAAAGAGGACTAAATATGGAAAAAATAACAAAAGGAGAACATTTTCATGGTAATAACCCAGACATGAAGCTTTACTTCGAAAAGCCAGACAAGGCAGAGATAGATATGATGAACTACAATAAACCAACAACTATCTACGAAGAGATACCAAAGTCTGAAGCTGCGATGGAAAAGCCAATATACATGGACGGGAAAGATGTAATGTCAAACCCAAATTCTGATTTTATAGCAGATAAAAGTAATTATGCACCGGGAAGTAAAAGTCAAACACTATCTTCCGGAGGCAACTAGGAGAAACAATGACACAACTACCAACAAGAAATAAAGACGGCTCACTTAAAGTGGTCGAAGAAGAAAAGCCTGTGGCTAAAAAAGAATCCAAAAAACCAGCAAAAAAAGCAAAAAAGTAATTGTAGGTAAACATGGTAAAAAAGAAAAGTAAATCCAGAGTCAACGAAGCTGGAAACTACACTAAACCTACCATGCGTAAAAGATTATTTAATAAAATCAAAGCAGGTGGTAAAGGTGGAGCTCCGGGCCAATGGTCCGCACGTAAAGCCCAAATGTTAGCTAAACAATATAAAGCCGCTGGTGGAGGATACCGCTGATGGCTCTTAAGAAGCCACAACAGTCCCTAAAAGTTTGGGGAAAACAAAAATGGGGTTACGTTAGTAAAGGTGACGAGAAAAAACCTAAATCTAAAAGAGGTCGTTATTTACCTGAGAGCGTTAGGGCTCGACTAAGCAAAAGCCAGAAAGCAGCAACGAATCGCAAGAAACGTAAAGCAGGTGGAGTGGGAAGTAGAGCAAAGTATTCTAAAAAGATAAAAAAAGCAGTAAGGAGGAGTAAATAATGCCATACGGTAAAGGAACATACGGAAAAAAAGTAGGAAGACCTAAAAAGAAAAAAACTAAAAAGAGGAAGAAATAATGGCTCCTAAAAAGAAAAAGGATGCCAAACTAACTAGAGCAGGGGTATCAGGGTATAATAAACCTAAGAGAACCCCCAACCATCCTAAAAAGTCACACGTAGTAGTTGCTAAAGAAGGAACTAAGACTAAATTAATTAGGTTTGGCCAACAAGGTGTAACTACTGCAGGTAAGAAGACAGACAAGAAATCTAAAGCCCGAAGAAAGAGTTTTAAAGCGCGCCACGCTAAGAACATTAAAAAGGGAAAAATGTCTGCTGCTTACTGGGCTAATAAAGTTAAATGGTAAGCTTTATATACTAACCAATGTTAAATATGTATGGGCACCCGCTACAGGGCCATTGCTCCACAGGTTACTTATCGCAAGTGCCATCGTGGGAGCCCCAATATGGAGATATCAACATATGAACAATACAACAAATGAAACAGCAGGAAATGAGACCAGTGAGGGTAACCTTACTGCTATCATTAATACTGTAGAAGAATCTGGAATGTTAGACACACTAATGGATGAACCGTTACTTATAGCATTAGTTGCTGTAGTACTAGGTTTAGGCGGTTACATCGCTTATACCGTACCAGCAGTTAAAGAATTAGTTTTTAAATATATTAAGAACAATGAAGCTGAGTTAATGGACATGCTAGATAAAAATCTAACTAAAGTACAGATGAAAGCTTTTGAAAAGCTAGACGAAACAGCACAAAAGCACGTCAAAGACTCTTTAGTCCGAAATGTATTAATTACAGCTTGGGATGAAAAGGATGACGAGCTAGCTAGTCTTGTTAAATCTAAAGTCAAAGCAGCCCTCGATGAAGGGAAAGAGCTTTGAACGTAGAGGAATACGAGACGAGATTACGCGAGAGGGTAGGAGAAGCTGAATATGGACGTCATAAAGAGCTTGTCCGCCTTCTGGCACGTAATCTTGCGCTTGAAGACCTGTTGTGGTCGGAAATTCTTGTATGTATTCGGGATGTTAACGCTAGAACAGAGCTCTTGCGACAACGTAACCAAATAGTACGTGATATCCATACAGAATTCAGAGCGCTTAATATAGAAGTACCTACGCAGGTTGAACAGAACACTGCAGATTTTGGTGCATTCTTAGAGGAATTATCAGATGACGACGGAAAAAAGCCACCTAAAAAGCCTACTGACCGGTAAAGGTGGATTAGATTCAAAACAATTAGAAATAATTTTTAAAAAATGTAGGAACAACAAAGGAAAGATGCGTAAATTAGTCAGAGCCTTTTGTTCTGCGTATCTTATTGACAACAAACAGCGTCCACTTCGCCTTAGACCCCTACAAGAAGACATAGTTTTAGAGTGTCTAACAGAAAGAGACGATAACAAACAGAAAAAGTTAGCAATTTTAGCACCACGAGGAAGTGGTAAATCTTTTGCTTTATCAGTAGCGGTCACTATATATATGTTTTTTAATAGATTTAGAGATTTAGTATTTATACTAGCTCCTACAGAAGACCAAGCAGCATTAATCTTTAATTATGTGTATAGACACTTTGCAGATAACACATTTCTAAATGCGTTAGTAGCTAATTATAGGTTTCATAATAAGCCCAACATAACACTTAAGGGGGGCACAATTATGAGGAGAGCTCCGTTGGCGCCTAGTAACCAAGGACAAGCTATACGAGGACAACACCCTACATTCCTAGTTGTTGATGAGTCCCCACTCATCGACGATAAATTGTTCATTGACAATGTAGAGCCTTCTATTGTATCAAATAAAGCACCATTTATTAATTTAGGTACACCAAAGTCAAAAGATAACCACATGTGGAGATATCTATATGATGATGGGTATGCAGATACTTTTACTAGATTACATTATACATGGAGAGACGCAGTAAAGAAAGGAGATGCATATTCTGCACCTTATACTGAAGAAGAAATGTTAGATAAAATGACAGAATGGGGTGAAGATTCTATCTATTGGAGGACTGAATACGAATGTGAGTTTGTAGAGTCTGTATCGAACGTTTTTAATGCAGAAAAAATTAAAAGGTGTTATGATGATTACGAAATTATTAAATTGGATGAAGATGGACACAAAGGAGGAGGCAACATTACTGTTGGGGTTGACATTGGTAAATCTGTTAACTCTACTGTTATTAGTGCATGGTCCCTTGATAAGTCTAATGAGCAAAATATTGCACGGCTTGTATACATTGAAGAAATCAATGCTAGAACTGGGGGACATGATATCCCATACCAACGTCAACGTATTATGGACATTACCACTCAGCTTGGCGCTTCTCGTCTTATTGTCGATTGTACTGGTATTGGTGGTGCGGTTGAACAAGATTTACGGCTGGCGTGTTTAGATGTTGGTGTTCATTTCGTTGCTTTCGTTTTTACGGGTGGCCCTAAAGGTACTAAAACACAAATGTACAGAGATTTCGTCTCATATGTACAACAAGGAAGAATAAAAGTACCCAATCCAGATAATTTAGACCCTAATGACGCTAAACTTATACACAAATGGACTAGAGAACACATAGAATTAGAATATACTATGGATGCTGCACAAAAAACTGAAAAGATAGCAGCTCCTACAGGTAAACATGACGACTACTGTGATAGTTCTGCTATGGGAGTCCATGCTACATTGTCTATGTTACCTATGTCTGGTAATTTTGGTCAATCTATTGTTTCTCGTCCTATAAATAAAAATTACAATAACCGTTCTCAACACAGTAAAGGACCACTTTTTGCTACTGCAAGGCGAAAAGTTTCGCTGAATAAGCAGCCTCTACGTGGTTTCTAACAAAAACTTTATATACTCATTAAGATTAATTATTTAAAGCCATGTCGTTTATAGATAATGTTAGACGCAGATTTGCATCTATTGGAAGCAACCCTGCGTATAAAAAAGACGACCCCCGTAGTTACGGTGATGGAGTAATACAACGTCTTAAAATTAATCGCGGTTTTAATGCAGGTCAGTCAAAAGACTATGAACCACATATAGGTAAAAATAGAACCTATATGAATGTTTATCTGTCTGACCCAATCGTTAGAACATTAATTGATTTACCATGTTTGTATGCCGTCAAAGACAATTTCGATATCGTAACTGATGATGACAATCTCAGAGAAGAAGTTGAAGAAATGTTCAGGGATATTAATATTGAACATATTTTATACGGGTGGTTGAGAAATGCAAGAATTTTTGGTAGTGGATATTTAGAGTGGACTGGAGACAATTTAGTTCTCCGTTCTAGTCAGAATATGTTTGTAAAAAGAAACGAACACGGACAAATAGAATATTATTACCAAAAAACTGGAGATGATGAAGAAAACGTTAGATTTGAAGAAGATGAGATAGTAGCGCTAAATAATAACTCATTTGACGATTTAGCATACGGACTATCAGATATACACCCTATTTTATATTTAGTTGATTTAAAAGACTATGCAGAAAGAGATATAGGTGCTGCATTAAATAAATATGCTACTAGTAGGTTCGATGTTAGTGCTGGATTACCAGATATGCCCTATGGTCCAGATAAAATCAATGAGATAGTAGATGCGTTTAATAATCTTGCTCCGGGCGAAGACATTATTCATGGTAACGACATAGTTATTAAAGAACTACAGGGTACACAACGTGCATTTGAGTATGGTAAATATACTGACGACATATTAGATAAAATACATGTCGCATTAAAAACACCACGAACTATGTGGACAGACCCAGAAAAAGCACGACCTATTTTTGAACCATATGTAAGATATTTACAAACTATGGTAGAAGGAGCAATAAATGCACAACTTATGCCGCAATTAGAATCTGGTGAGGCTAGATTTAAATTCAGACAAATTAATGTTAACGATGCATTCACTAAAGCTAAGACTGATATGATATACTTATCAGAAGGAGTTTTATCACCCGGTGAAGTAAGAGAGGAAAGAGGTTTAAATCCAGAAGGTGTAGCCACGTTAGATATGGAAACATCAGAAGATATAAAAGCTTCTCCTATAGTACAAGAACAGAGTGATAAGAATGTAAACATATCTGGAGGAAAGGACCAAGATAAAAGGGAAGAATCCTCTAGAGCACAAAATAGGGGCAATAAACCCTCCGCAAACGCAACAGGAGATAGAGCATGACATTTGAAAAATGTATGATACAAACTAAATCAAACCTGAAAAAGAGGGGTTTTGAGAATCCCGAAGAGATTGCAGCTGGCATGTGTAGCATGTGGGCTGAAGAAAATGGCGTAGAGCGGGAATTTGCAGAAGGTAGTAAGTCATCAGAACCAACACAAAGGACATTTGCTTTACAAATGACTAATGGTGAAGATATGACATTTTCCAGTGATGAGGGAATCGAATCTGTAGAGTTTCCCGTAATCGCTATTACATCCGGACCTCATGAGTATGAGGTAAAAGGAGAAGAACATAAAGTTTATATTGAAGGAGGTATGTTGAAGGACAACCTAGAAAAGTTCTCAGAACTCCCGATTTATATTGACCATCAAAGAACAGCTGAGGACTTAATCGGCATGGCAACGAAACCTGAGCTAATCAAGATGGATAATGGAAAGACCGCCGTAAAGATGATGGCAACAGTATCTAATAAATACGGTCGCGGTCAAGAAGTGATGGACAAAGTCAAAGACGGGGACATGACTCACGTTAGTATCGATTGGTTTTCAAACGATATTGATGTGATGGGTGACACTTTCGCCACCAACATTCGTCCCACAGAGGTAAGTTTCATTGACAATGAAAAAATGGACCCCGTCTGTAAAGAATGCACTATAGAAGATGGAAAGGAATGTGACGCACAGAAATCTGAAGACGACCACGACTGTGGTTGTGGTGGTGAAGAAGAAGCATGTGCATGTGAAGACGGGAAGACAGAGGTAGAAATTATGTCAGAAGAGACAAAAGAAACAACTGTAAAATCCGAGGCAGAGAACATTGTCGAACGCGAGTTCGCTTCTCTACGCTCACAACTAGAAGCAGCTGAAGCATCTAAGAAAGAAATCGAGTCTGAATTCAAAGCAGCTATGAAAGAATTAGAAACTTTCAAGAAAGCAGAAGAAGAAAGATTAGAGAAAGAAGCAGAAGCAAGAAAGGTTGAAGCAGTAGAAGCAATCATATCCAAGGAAGTTTTATTCGGTACTATCGAAGAATCAGCCAAGGATGCTCGTGTAGAGGAACTCTCTGCATGGGATGAATCCAGATTGACTGGATTTAGCGACGCTTTAGCAGCAATGCCAGAGCCAAGCGCAGAAGTCGAACGCTCTTTCGGAAAAGGTAAATCATCTGATGAAGGTGAAGTACCAGAAACCAAAAGAGAATTCGGTATGAAGATGGAAAATGGGGTAGTTAAACTAAACCCAGCTTTCTATAAAAGAGGTGACTAAAAATGGCAACAGAAGTTTTAGTTAACGATGGAGGAGCACCAGCAAGAATTTTACCATTCACAGCTGGAACAGCCGTCACAGGTGGAAGAGTTGTAACTCTAGCTACCGATGGCGCTGTAGACCACTCCGGAGCAGACGCACACAATGCAATCGGTGTAGCCCTTATGGACGCAGCGGTTGGAGACAT